ACGGCAACGTCATCAAGGTTCGCTTTGGAGACGCCAACATGGAAATCAAACGCGACAATCCTGAGCGTCGTAAGAACTTCCGCGCGCGGCATAACTGCGATACAGCGAAAGATCCTACCAAACCCAGAACGTGGTCGTGCAAAGCATGGTAATTTTATGGACAAGATGAAACTTGGCGGTGGCGGACGTTACGAGAAGCTCATCAGCAGCCTTGAGAAGAAGGGCGTTAGAGAGCCTCGCGCTTTGGCTGCTTACATCGGACGTAAGAAGCTCGGCAAGGCGAAGTTCCAATCGCTCGCTGCGAAAGGTCGTCGCCGTGCCGAGCGTGAGAAGGCTAGCGCTTAGGTCGTCCCGTCCACGGCTTTTTCGCCGCTGCCTTATCGACGACAAACTTCTCAGGCTCCGCGTAGTTCCATGAGATGTCGCCGCCCGTACCACGCTGGATCATAATCGATCCGGTGACTTTTCCGTCTTTGTCCGTCATGCCGGAACGGTCTGCCCGTTTGGCCATTCCGAGCATGAACTTGCGCGGATTGTTGAATCCAACCTCCTTCATCACAATCACCTCGCGCGCCCAGTTCGTCAGATCCGACGATCCGAATCCTGAGTAGGCCAAATCTGCCACGCTCTCCGGTTTGTCGTCCTTACCCTTCGGCTTGGGGAAGTGATGGACAAGTATTAGGACAACACCTGTCTCCATCATAATCGGTTGGAGCAGATGTCGCGTGAAGTTCGCGCAGACCTCGATGTCCGCAGGATTGCCGCCCATGTAAGAGAGCAGCGGATCGATGTAAACCAAGTCCGCCTTGGTCTTGCGAACGAGACGGCGGAGCATTGTGGCGAAGTCGGAGCCGGTCCTAACCGTCTCGCGGAAGAAGAGCATGTCAACACTCCGCAATCCTCGCTCCCAGTTCTCTTTGCCGAACGTCATCTGAGCAGCGCCTTTGAGTGCGTCATGCTGATCGGCAATGTCGTTCTCAGCTTGGATGTAGGCCACCTTGAGCGCGCGCACAGGTTTGACGCCGAACCACGCTTCGCCGGATGCCCACTTCATCCCCTGATACGCGGCCATCGAGCTTTTGCCGCAACCGCTTTGGCCGACGAAGAGAAGCGATGAACCGCGACGTAGCCATCTGTCGCCGATCAGATTGTCAGGATCATTCTTAGGGTCGTACTCGATGATGCTATCGAGCGAGAACTCCTGAGGCATGTCCTGCGACTCCAGATAGTCCGTGAATGCATCCCAGTTGACCGACCCGACATTGATGGCCAACAGCTTCTGCTCCTTTCCATCGCGCATCACACCGGCAAGACGGCTGAACCTGCTCGCGTTCTTGTTCTTCGGATCGATGCCGAGAGTCTCTAGCTGGCGATAGACGACATCACGACGCTCGCTCCATTCCTCCTTGTTCGCCGCTTCGACTCGCACCCAGCCGTGCAAGCTCTTGCCACCGGAATCGATGACGACAGACATGGGCAGCTTCGACTCCTTGAGGATCGTCCATTGCTCGTCCTTGGTCTTCTCGTCCATCTCGACCAGGACATGGCGGAACGCTGCCACGCCGGAATCAGAACCGCTCTCATCGAAGCACGGGTTGACGCGGACGTAAGCGCCACGGCTGTCAGGACCGTTCCACATGGAACTAATTGGCGGCGTGAAATGCTTCTCAATCCATTCGTCGCGCTTGAGAAATGTACCCTTGGAGTTTGGTCGAGTCCGACCTTCGTCGTCGCTTACGATGTCATTGCAGATGCAGACAACTTCGTCCGGTTCGAAGCAGGCTTTTAAGAAATCTATGGTTGAAAATCGAAAGTCCGATTGCGGAATTGCTTGGATCTTCCGCACCACAAACTTGCCGGTAGGCGATACGGGAGTGCCACCCTGACCGATGCCGGGATGCGATTCCAGAAGCCAGCCACGCGGCTTGTCGTGCGCTACTTTTGCGGCCTCGTTCAGCTTGTGGGCCAGTTCATGCGGCTTCCACGGCGGGAGGCATTTCGAGTTGTACTCATGCATGAGCGTTTCGGCATCCCCCGCATTCAGCTCAAAACCGTGTATGAGCGAGGTTGCTACTGCGAAGGTTGCTCCATGCCCATTCTGACCTGAGACGGCTCCTGGCGTGTTACGCAGCCATGCGCGCGCACGATCTACTTTTGATTGATTCATTCGATTCCAAGTTGTTTTCTCGCTATCTCCCCGCTTCGACCAAGATCAGTCTTGGCGATTTCGGAGAGGACTGAATTTGATTTCTCTAACTTGCTGAAAAGGAGAGCAAGCTCTTTGGGAGTCATCAGATATTTGCTCCAATGCTGGATGGCGATGGAGCGTGACTGAAACTTCGCAAAGAGCTGCTCTTGTGCGGCGATGTATAGTTTAGGGCTTCGCATCGATCAGAACGAACTTGGCCTTGAATTCGGCTTTGGTTCGAACGTAGACCTTGCTCTTGCCTTCGCGCATGTAGGCCACGCCAGCCCACTTGGTTTCTCCGATCCTTATCTCTACGTCGTCGGACAGGAGTTCAACTTCCACTGAGCTGTTTCCTGAGTTCTTGTATTTCATCTTCAGAAGCGTCGTCGAGATGGCCGACTCCAACCGCTTGCCATCCGCCATCCACGCTGCGTTTTGGCTTCGCTGGCTTGCTCATCCAACCTCGAAGAATCGCATAGTCAATGAGGCGCGGAGCTTCCTTCAAGAGTTGTTCTCGGGATATTTCAGATGCTTTCATCGGAATTGATTCGTTTGACCGCACGACCGCGACGACCTTCGGAACGTCGCATGCCGAGTTCAGTTTGCTCTTCGCTGGCGAATCCACGGCGGACAAGCCATTCCTTATACTTCTTGTCGATGTACGCGAAATCGATGCGTGGCGTTGATTCATCGGCTTCAGCGATTCTGACTATTTTGTTCGCACTGTTTAGGCTCATATATTTTCTGTATTCGTTTGTATGCTTTCTGCGTGTCGGTGCAGTCGATGCATAGATCGAAGTCTCCTCCGATTGTGCATCCGCAGCCAAGTGCTTTCGCAAGCTCCTTGGAAATCCATTTGTACTCTGCCAGCTCTTCTTTGAGGTCTTCGAGTTCTTGGCTCATTTGATGACAAAGAGAATGAAGTACGCGCTAGTGATGACGACGCCCATAGCGAATGCAGCGATGAGCATTTGCTTCAGCTCTTCAGGCGACGGTGGCCGATTCATCCTACGAATCATCTGCCGCCTCCTTGAGCGTAATGGAGAATGAGCAGGGCGTCACAGTTCTTGAGACTGACATCCAGATTCGGATATAGTTCCTGAGCCTTCGATTTTAGCTTTCGCTTCCACTCAGGACCAGTGGCGCACGCCTTTCTACCGCCGAGTCCGAGAGGTTCCTGCCAGATCTTGGGTTCAACTCGGTGAAGCGCATACCCTTGAGCGTAGGCCAGTCCTTGGATGATGCCGTAGTTTTCATGGAGTGTTGCGACGCTTGCGGCGGGTGTCAGCTTAGACACGAACTTGGGAACTTTCTCAATCCACAAGTGGCTATCTGCTAATTTGAATCCGCTTAGTAGTTGCGCCATATCGGGCAATGATTCGGGCATTGGAAAGAGCAAAATTTCATCTGCTGTTTTGACCGCGAATCCGCCTCCGACACCAGGATCGACCGCAACGATTGTTTGGTTTGATTTCATTCGCTTAGTACTTTGTGTTTTCTGTGGTTGGCTGCATGACAGGATCTACACATCCATCTCACGTTCAGCCATTGATCTTTTTCATAGCTTTCATGGTGCGCCTCAGGCTTGCACGGAACACCACATTCATTGCAAAAATTTGGCCTGATTAACTGATTTTTTCTGATGGCATAATCAACAGCCATCCTTGCTTGCTGTTTTCCTGGATTCCGCTGATGGGAGCGCACGGTGTTGATTTTTATGGATTCAAGATATATAGCGCGACGAACAGGATCGGACTTAATCTTCTGGTATTTTTCTCTTCTTTGCAGAAGTAATCTTTCTGAGTTTTTTGATCTGTATTCAGCCTGATAGAGCAAACTGCATGTCTTGCATTTCGACTGCAAAATGTTTTTCGATGACACTTTTTTCGAAAAGCACTCCAAATTCTTTTCAAGACCACATCCAGAACATTTTTTCATAATTAGTACTTAGAGGCAAAGAACTTGAACGTGTTCAGCGGCGATTCGAACGGCAGATTTAGTCTCCGCCCCATCTATCCATCGCTCTACTTTTACCCTGCCTCTAACTCTCACCAAAGATCCGGTTGATATCTCCAACATCCGTTCCGCAACTCCACCCCAAGAAGAAAGCTCAAAATCATCGTAATCTTCAATTAAACGACCGTCTTGGTCAGTCCAGTGTCGGGCAATTGAAATCACGCGGCGAACCATTAGTGCGCCAGTTTTTGTTTCTGATTTTCTGGTTGTGGCTCTTAACTCCCCAATAAGGGAGACTGAGTTTTCGCTTGGTGAAGCGGAAGTCACTTCGTTCATCGTGTTCATTGTAAAAATACGCAACCTAGTTCACGGTAGCATTTCATTCGCTTCTTTGCGTGGAACGCTCCGATGGGGTGAAACTTGTCCGAAAAATCAACGATTGTCGCACAGTTTTTGGAATCTGTTTTTCGCAATGCGCGACTCGCCCTCTGAATCGTCTTCTGCGACGACCGACCGCCGCTCACCATGATGAGCAGTTCGACATTCGGAAGATCGAGTCCTTCGTCGGCCAATGATGTGGCAATCATGGTTCGCAGGTTTCCGGCTTTGAACTCCTCCATCGCCGCCTTGCGCTGCTTCTTGCCGATCTTGGAGTGGACAAGGAGCGAACGTGGAATCGCCGCCTCGTATTCCTCTCCTAGCGTGATGCGTGGGATGAGGATGAGCGTCTGCATGTCCAGATGCTCAAGCGCGTAATCGACGGCGTACGCATTCCTGTCTCGGTTCTGGCAGATTCCGATGTCCACCAAGGATTCCCAAGCGCACATACGTTTTAATTCGTCATCACTTATCCGCATGTACCGCCGTCTTGTTACAAAAAGCCGGTCGATGTTGTCATCGATCTTCTGCTGGATGTTGAGGTCGGTGGCATCGCTGATTTCGAGGTAAGCGTCGGCCAATGAATCGCCGATGTCGCTTCGCTTGATTTCGTACTGACGATTGCGGAATAGCGTTCGAGTCACCGTGTTCCGTTCTGGGTCGTCGCCCCAAGGAGTTGCGTCAAAGCCGTAGCGAAAGCCTTTGCAGGACTCGATGATGCGACGCCATCCGGCAGCAGGGCTGTGCTTCGCTTCGTCAACGATGAGAAGGTTCTTGTTACTGAAGTCCACTGATTCATACGGACAGCGGATATCCACAATCTCGTCAGGCACACCGGCAACACGGAGCGAGGTGCGCGCTTGCTGACATGTCTCGCGGGTTGGAGCGAGCCAGCCAAATCTAGCCCCACCCAAGCTATGTTGGAAGTGCTTGATGATGCTCGCGGCAATCCAGGTCTTACCGCTGCCAGCCGGTGCGATGATCAGACCATCGCTAGTTTTGGCCCACTCTACTGCTTTCTGTTGGTATTCTCTTAGATTCATAGTTTTAGGAAATTTGTCCCTCCGACCGCCGCTTCATGACGGCCAGAGGGTGTTGTCCGTACCACACGGTACGAATCGCTTACTAATGGGTGACTGCCGTCAAGGATGCGCTTACTTGCGTCGTATTGCTCATCTTTGCCAGCAGTTCTCTCACCGCTTTTTCAGCGAGAAATCCGATCTTGATTCCATGCTTTTCGCTAACAGCGCGCAGCTCGGAATGAAGTTCTGAGTCGATTGTGATGACTGTGCTTTTCTTTTTAACCTTCATGGTTTCTCCGTAAGTGACTTGATGTATCGGTTCCTCTCAGCCGGTTTGGCGTCGATGATGTACTGTAAAGCTCCGCAAGCATTCACGCTCGCAGTATGTTCCCAGTCCTCCTTTTTGTCGTAGTACTCATGCCACCGCTCGCTGGGTGCGACGACAATCTGGCCGGTTCGATTGTGACGGAACACGAATGCGGCAGGGCCGATGGGTACAATCATCTTCCCTCCAACCATTTCTCCAAGTCGTGGAGTTCGTCCACTTTGGCTTCGAGTTGTTTGATGCGGTCGTTGAGACGATTGAGTTCCTCTTTACTTTTATCTACTCCACGCTTTTCTGCGGTCGTTATCAGTTCGTATTGGAGTCTGTTTGTTTTGTTGGCTTCGTTGAGTTCTCGTTCCAAATGCTCACCATGTTCTTGCCACACTTGATGGTCTGTTATTGAAAACTCTCTTCTTGTTCGTATGTAAGCATCGACAGCATCCGTCCTTGGTGTATCGCTCACAGCTTTCCCTCCTTCACCTTGCCGGTGTCTCGGTCAACGACACCCAATGCAATGGCGTTGAACAGAACGGTGTACCCGCAGTTTTGGCACTCGACTTGTATCAGTGGGGTGATGGCTGCGCCGGGGCAGTGATTACCTTCGTTGAACTCTCGGACCTCAACGAGGGTTCCAATGCCCCAAACGGTGGTGGGGATGCAGATCGGGCATTCGCGCTTTCCCTTCCAAACAGTGGAAATGCTGTTGGTGATGAGCTTGCGCTGGGAATCGTTGAGGTTCACGGCTTGTCCTCCGTGGTAAATCCGATGCCAGCTTTGTCCCACAGCAGCAGATCGGCGCGGAGAGCGTCGTTCTC